GATCAGCATAAGAAAATAGAGGACGAACGCTATGGAATAAAGGGCCTTCGCTATGGAATAAAGGGCCTTGAATCTCTTCCCTCTGATCACAATGAGACTTCCGAGATAGGAGAGAAAGAAGAGGGCAAGGGTGACAACGAATGACCTCCAGAAGGCGGAAAGGAATCTGACGCCATGGAGCATAGCGAAGGCCGTCTCACCCACGCAGATAATGGCGAAGATCAGATCCCGGCGGCTGTGCGGGACGTTATCAATCTCGCGGCTCAGATAAACCAGGGCTCCACTTTTCATGCGACTCCTCCATTGATTGAGAGCCTATTTCAACTGCTTCTGAATGAACTCCATCGCCTTCGCGAAAGCGTCCTTGTCAGGTTTGCTCCAGCGCCATTGTCCCTTGTGCTAGGCAGTAAATAAAGGGAGCCTATCTATATTCTTCTTTCCATCTACCTCTATCACCTTATGGACAAAGGCTTTGATGAATAGCGTCGTATGCTCATATTTCTTCTCCTCGTAGATGGTCTGTATGCCTTCGGGGGGTCGGCGCAGCCTGGCATTTCGCAAGTTCATCAGCTATCCGAAGGAACGCAAAGATGTGGCGACGGTCAGCACCCGATGTGACGATTTACCTCCATCTATTATAGCATTTTCCACACTGCTTGGCCGTTGGTGTTCGTGCAAGCGAGTTGCAATACGGGCACCTGTTTAGAAAGACCTCGTGATCCTGCAAAATCCGATCGCTGGTGCGCTGATAAAAGGCAATCCGCCATAGTATTCGACGACGTAACCAGGCAGATCGTCGGGATCAATTGGCATACACGCCTCCAATTATCCGTGTCCCCTGCTAATAGATTGTATGCCCGGCGCCACTCGTCGCGGACGGCCTACGTATCCTGCAGCGGGTTCGATTGCGGGAAATTGCTTGCTGCTTGCTGCGAAAAAGAAGGTGTAGGCAGCAGCAGCAGGCAAAGCATTGGCAAGGCCATGGTCCGAGTGTTCATGGCGCCGACTTATACGCCTGGTCGAAGAAAAAGGCAAAGAAAATGATAGAGCTATAGGTGAAACCTTCTTTCAGCGAGAGTCGTGACCTCTGTCCTCCGCCCGTTCTACAAAAATGGTCTCCGCGCTTAACTCTTCAAAACACAAGTTTACGGTCCGGCCGATGGCGCGAGTGCGGTGGACAGTCATCGCCGGGATAGTCACACTCTCCCATGGGTGTAGACGAATCTCCCGCCCGCCCTCCAAGTCGATGGCCAGGCATCCTTCCACAACGATGAACAGCTCATCCGACTTAGGATGATAGTGCCAAAGATACTCCCCGTCGAAAACCGCGAGCCTTAGGCAGCTACCGTTTACGCGGTTAATGACCACGTTACGGTACGGGTCGTCGACCTTTGCGCCTTCCTCCTTCAAGTCTATGACTTGGAGCGCGGGGTATCGCACGGGCTCATTCATGTAAGCATCAGCGGAAATATCCATATAGCCCCCTTCGGATTCTGAAAACGATGCTACCACAAGAAGCGGCATAATGGCGGAATTGACGCGAGTGAAACCGAATACACGCAAGCTAAGGTTTAACAAACGACGTATTTAAGATAGTCGCTGTTTCGCATCGCATCCAATGCCTTGTTCCGGCTGGAAAAGGAGGCTGGAGGTTTGAAGTCCTTGTATGCCCGGCGCCAGGCGTCGCGGAAAGCCGGGTTATCTTCGAGAGGGTTGGAGTTCGGAATCTGTTGCTTGCTTGCTTGCTGCTGCTGCGAAAAACAAATTGCAGGCAGCAGCAGCAGGCAGAGGCAGGCAAAACTGTTGCGTAGAATGGTCCGAGTATTCATGGCGCGGTCTTATACCCCCGGGCGAAGGAAAAGGCAAGAAAATTGAAAAGCCCTTCGGTCGCGCTCACAACCGAAGGGCTTTTATTCGGAACCAACCAATCTATCGGAGGTCTCAAACCAATGAGTATGATTGAGATCAATTACAATCAGTATAGCCGCCGCTTCCCCACCCCGCAATCGAAAATTCAATCCCCCCTGAAGTGGACGCCCTCCAATCGCTCGATTCGCTTGCCGTGATCCTCGATCGTCTTACCCTGTGCCTTCGCCTGCTCCTTGATCGTCGCGAGCTCGACGCGCACCGCCAGGTATGAGCCGAAGATCGAGCCGAAGAGAACCAATACGATTTCAAGCCAGGGTTGAATGTTATTCATAGAATTACATCATATTCGACATTTGAAACTGCGGCGGCGCGTTATAGGTCATTTCGATGCGGATGTTACTCACAGAAGCGGTCAAGCTCGCGCTACCCCCAAAACCCCCGGCAGTTATAAAATCGTGAAGGCGAACCTGCGTCAGATCCTGGCCAGTAGATAGCGGGACGTTTATAGAACCGGAGTCAGGCGCCACAACATCATTACGCAAAACCTCAGTAGTGTAATTAGAGCCGCCGTCGAGACTATATTCCAGGCTGAAAACAGAATCAGCCGAGACCCCCGAAAGAGAGCCGTTAACGGACCAGTCGGCCTTGAGCGCAAGAGAGACGATCTGTACGCCCGGCGCCGAAAATCCGCGCCAACGACAGGTCTTTGAAATAAGCCCAGAAGTCGAGAATACATTAGTAGGGTCATGGCCCAGCGTAGAGGGATTATCAACAGCAGAGCTCACACCGCCATCAGGGCTAGGCGAGTCAAATACAGTTGCACGAAGAGTACCACTAGGCATTATTGCAGCTTCTGTGTGCCGAAGAGTCCGATAGTTAAAGTCCGCTCGCTCACCGTGCCCGACCTCGCGCTGATGAAGCAAACGATGGTGTCATTGGGGGCCAAGACGACATCAGGAAAATCTACAGTGTATACAACGGCAGCGGCGTTGTTCGTATTATCAAGACTGATTCCCCCGAAGTTGCTGGGCGTAGTCCAGCCATCGGCCGCGCGATGAACCTGAAAAAGAAAAGTGACGCTACCGCCCGATGTATGACTCTGAGTGTCATAGGAGATCTTGGATTTTGTCAGCGTGACTTCGAGACCATCGGGACAGATGAATTTAGGAAATCCAGGAATGAAGGTGGCGACGGTCGGTAAGGAGGGGTCTTCAATGCCCCATCCGGTAAAAAACGCCGAGCGGTTACCAGGCGAGGCGCCGGGGTCTCCCTTCCCGGTCCAGTTCCGCAAGAAATGCCAAAGCGCCGATCCTGCGCTTGAATTGTTCGTGTAGCCCCAGGACCCGACGCGCAAATCTTCAACCCCGGAAAAGGACGTCGCCGGGTCGTTCGCGATCTCGATCCAATCCGAATCCAGAACAGGCGGGTCAAGCGTTGCCTTAAAGAAGGTTTGGAACCGGGACCCGGTTCGCTTGAGCCTGACGAAATAGGCCGTCGCGGGCGAAGCGACGAGGCCCGAAGTCGTATCGAGGGTCGAGGCCGCGTACTCGTCGAGCCGGATCAGTTCCCCGGTCGCGCCGTTGTCTCTCACCCCGACATAACAGCCCAGGTTATCCGATGGCCTCCGCGCGCCGATCAGCGCATGGCGCACGTTGCCGACCGATCCGACATCAGTTTTCACCCGCGCCCATATGTCGAAGTCACCAGAGACAAGCTGATAATTCCCTTTCGCCGCGCTCGGCAGCGTGCCCGCTGGCATCGTCGAAAGAAGCAATACCGGTTCCGAAGGACCATCAGTCGACGCCGAGAAACCGCTTGTGGTCTGAGTCCAGAAAGCCTCTAGAGATTGCGCGTTGAATTCATCCGGGATCGGCGCCCGAATTTCGCTACAGTGTAAGAGGTTCGTCTTGCCCGGTTCCGGTTGCACCTGGCCGACTACGAAGATTCGCCCGCTCGCCGTCTCCTTCAGAATATCAGCAACCTTCACGTCGAAGGATTGTTGAATGCGGATGAACGCGGCAAGGGTTCGATTCTGTTGCGCGATTGGGTCGAGAATCTGAGGCGCGCCGCCGGATGGCCCCAGGACGCGAAGCCACGCCCGAGAGATCACAGCCGACGCCACTCCGCCCAGCCGGTAGCGCGTGAATGCGCGCCGCACGAAAGGAGAATCCAACGATTTGGCTGATCTCGGATGGGGCACGTCTCCTCCTCAAGTCGTGGCAATGGTTACTTGCTGGCGCGTGTCAAAGGTAAAGCGGTCAGTCTCGTAAAGGGAGTTATCGCTCATCTTCACCTGTATCGCGCAGTGATAAGTTTTGTGCGGAGTCAGAAGCGCCGTATTCGCCGCAGTCAGGTCAAACCGCAATTCCGGCGATCCCTCACTAGTATTCGAAATGAAACCGCGCCCAGGCGTGTCGACATTCGTGATCGAGAGCATGCCGCCCGCCGCAGTGAAGGCCGCATTTTCGGTCGGGTCCGCGGCGGTCTCAATACTCTTAAACGTGATCCAGGCTTTCGTAATCGTGCGCGTCACGCCCGACCGCAGAGCCGGAATCACAGGCAAGACGTTAATCTCTTTCGTGTCGCCGCAGAGCAGGCCCTGTAGTTGATCGCGCGCTGATCCCTTGCCCCACAGGAGCCAGGATTTCAGAAATTCGGCGGCGTCATCCCACCAATCCCTCATAAGTAAAGCCCCCGCCTTCGTAAACTAAATAATTGCGATGATTTAGGCTGATTTGTGGTAAGATACGAACGGCTCGAACGAGCACGCCAATGCCCGTCGAGCCTAATCACACTATTCGTAACAGGAGTACGAACCGCATGACTGATCGAATCATACCACCGAATAAACGGTGTCCAAAATGCGATACCGTCAAACCATTTTGGCAATTCCATAAAGACAAATGGACGAAAGACGGCTTGCGCACGCAATGCAAAGCTTGTCAACGCGTGTATCACGCGGCGCAGGTTCAAGCCGCTGCAAATGAGACAAAGGTTCCTACCATCACGGAAAAATATTGCTCGCAGTGCAAGCAAACAAAACCTGTCTCTGAGTTTTCCCGCCGCCATAACATCCCCAATGGATACGTGAATAAATGTAAGCCATGTAAAGAAGTGATTAGCAGCAACTGGCGCAAGACGGCAATAGGCAGGAATTCCACCAATAAATCGAGACGCCTCCAGTATAAGAAGTACGGAAAAGCCTACGCTCAAACAGAGAAAGGTAAAGAAGATCAGCACAAGCGTATCAAGAAGTACCTCAAGACCGAAAAAGGCAAGGATAACTTGTTGCGGAAAAGGTATGGCATCACCTTGACCGAATACGAAGCGCTTTTTGCTTCGCAAGATGGCCGATGCGCCATTTGTGGCTCTGATGGCGACGGAAAAAAGTTGCACCTTGATCATTGCCACAGCACAAGCAAAGTGCGCGGCCTTCTTTGCAACAACTGCAATATTGGTATCGGCCTTTTCCAAGAGGACGTCACACGACTGCAAAATGCGATTGAATACTTGAAACGTCATAGCTAGACGGCCATGTCAGATATACGTCGGCGTGGCTTCTTTCCTAATCGCGTCCGCGAGCGCCAAATAGGTCTCGCTCTCGACAGCGGCGCCGACGCGGGCGTAGCGCACCGCGATGGCTTCAGCCACGTTCGCGGCGGCAAATTCAGCCCGAGGCTCGACCGCCAGATGCGCGTTGATCTCCTCGTCTTGGATTTGCTGATCGGTCGTGTCAATGTCACCGATCCGCAAGCGAATCCAGTTGAGATGCTTACCCAGGTCGTTTGGGTCATACGTGAAGGCCATCGCTACCTCGCCTTGTTCTCGGGCGCTCCCCTGCCCCGTTTGAATGGAAACCGAGACTTTGCTTGCTCTGCCTGCTTTGCCTGCTGCTGCTGCAAATCAGATTCGGGCACAATCTTCTTTTTCAGCAGCAGCAGTTTTTCGACGTCGGGCAACAGGTTATCCACGACATCACCTTTTTGATGAAGTAGACCGGCGCCGTGCATGCCGATCTCGGCGCCAGTCAAGTTCTCGATGAAGATATATCGCGTTCCCATTGCCCTCCTGATTACGCAGTCAACAGCGTGTCTGTAAACACGAAGCTCTCTTCGTGCTCCAACACCACGTCACTCCGCAGGATACATCTGACAATGGTCTTATCCTGCAAGAACTTGACGTGCTCAGACGCCGCAAGCTCGATCGCGCCGGCACGGCCCAAAAGCATTCGACGGAAGTTACCGAAGAATATGTAGTTGAGGTTCGTGCCCGATCCCTTCACGCGGTTCGCGCTCATCTGCACAGACGACACAACCGGGAACCCGCCCAGGCTCGCCGGTATTTCATTCTGGTTTGATCCGCGATCAATCGAGAACAGGAAAGGCCCCTTACTATCAGCCGCCGACACCGCATCGGCCCTGCGGTTCTGGATCGCCGCCCAGAGCATCGGCCGCATAATCCACGCCGTTGGCGCGTCCGTATCGTTGCCCGAGTAAAACAGGCCAATGATCTTGGCTATGTCTTCAGGCTGGATCGTGTCGCCGTTCGCGCCGACTGTGGTTGCGACGTGCAGCGTGATCTGGTTGGAGGTCGGAGTCTCCGCCGCCGACTTCGTGTAGTTGATGATCCCCTTGGGAGCGATGGCGGAGCCTGTGCCTTCCAGGAACTGGAAATCCTCAGCGACAGCGGCCTTGCTCGCCAGGGCGGACCTGACCAGCAACTCAACCGCAGGCGTCGAGTAGCGGATCATGTCATTCGGGACGGTGACCGCGCCTCGCAAGCTCTTAGCCTTGAGAACCACGGAGCCTGTCCCGATGTTGGTTGTCGCCATGTCAACTAACGTGTCAGGGTCTACGTAAGCGAAGGACGGATCGGAGTTCAGGCGCGGCAGCGTGAGATTTCCGCTCGACGGCAGCGGAAACTCAGTAGCGCCCGCGCGCATCAGCACCGAGCGGTTGCGCAGGAAGTCAATCACGCGGCTCGCAAGAGTGACCGGAACGAACACGCCGCCGAGGGCGGGATCGCCCAAAAGCATATCCTTACGCTCAAGTCCGAATGTCTCACTGGCGAATTGCGGATTCCTCTTGAGCAACCATCCGACCTCACCGGGATCAGGGGCGATAGTCTCACGCTCGCGTAATTCCTTACGAAGCTGGCTGAAGTCGGCCATCTTTTGGCCGAGCTCGTTCACCGGCTCCATCAGATATTCTTCGCCCAGCGGATAGAGCCACGAGCCGAACCGTTCCGTCTGGTAGCCAGCGGCTTTCAGGCGCTCGCTAAAGTCGAATTCCTCGTTGGCGAACTCGCGGAACACGTTAGAGCTAAGGCTTCCGCCAGAGGCTAAGGACGCCTTGAAGATGTTGGTAAGCATCAATGGCCGCGAGGAGCCGCCACGAGAACCGCTGGCGATGATACCGGGGAAACCGTTGCGGGTCTTACGACCGCGCGATAAGTCGAGGTGATCTTGTTCATCCTCGAACTCAGCCAGGTTGGAAAGGCGCTCATATTCGTCTTTAGCCGCCCTGACGGATTCAATTAACTGTTCGAGCCTAGCGCGCTCGTGCGGCGTATGGACGGCTTTGGATTCGATAGAGTCACCAAAGGTCTTAGCGGCCCTGGTCGCGGCTTCCCAGGCTAATCGAGCCTCATCAGCTTTCTTTTTCCACATAATTTCACTCCTTATGAGAAATCAAGCGCGGCTTCCGGTAGAAAGCAACGCGAGTTCAAGTTGTTGCAGTTCTAACAACATCGGAGTGAGTGAACTCCGGCCATGCTGGAGTTGACCGGCTCGACTCGGCTCAATGCCTGTTGCCTGCTTGCCTGCCTGCTGCTGCTGCAGGCCCTTATAGTTTGCAAAATTCGCGCAGAGGGCGCGGAAGTCGTCAAGCAGTGAGTTATCTAACTCGGCTGCCTGTAGTTGATGAAGATCGAGCGATCTCAATCGCTCGACGAGAAGAGAAAACTTGGATTCGATGGCCTTCGATCCAACGGTCGCGGCGTTCATACCCCAATTAACATCGGACGTATCAAAAAGTTTGATCTCGATCAGGTCGCGGTAATGGTCGCCGGTCACGCGGTCTTTCGGGTCCTCGATATAGCGCTTCTGGATGGCCTCATAGCCAATGGACATTTCGAGCGGGATGCCGGCCTGATAAGCCGCCAGGATTTCCTCTCCCCGCGGAGTCCGCAGGTATTCGCGCTCGACCTCAAGGCCGCCAGTCGCCAGGGGTTCAGATCGTTTCACCTCTTCAGGGAGGGCGTTGCGGCTCACTTCCTGAATGCGGGTAATCGCCGCAATCGGGGGAGTGATGCCGTAATCCCACCCGTCTGAGCCGTGCTGCCAGAGATGGCGAATCCGCCCCATCGATTCGGCAATGGTCTTCGAGAAGGCCCCCGCAATAATCCGGTCTCCACCGTCGTCGACGTTCCCGGTAACAGCGGTGATGCCAACTACCTTCCGCCCGCTGATGTCCTTAGTCCACGCGGGCAATGTCTTGGATTCTCGTTCTCGTTTCTGTTTCATCGGATCACCTCACACGATGGCAACCATGATCGCGCAGCGGCAGCGCCCATAGCCTGACCCGCAATCCGGATTCGGGAGCGTCGGCATCAACTCAAAGTTGGTAGTAGTCAATCCGTCGAGGGCCCTACAAGGCGCGCAGGTATTCTTATCGAGGATCGCGGAATAAATGTAATAGTTAACCTTCCATCCCTTCGATTCATCATGCCGCCCAAGAGCTATCGCGGCGTTCGAGGCTTCGGCGGCGATCCTCTCAGGCGCCGCATTGCTCGCGGATCGCAATTGCTCCTCGACTCGCCCGGGCAATTCCATAGAGGAGACGAGCGGCGCGAAGTGCAATCCCGAGGAGCTCGCCCGCGACTGGACGTCATTAACGAGCCGGGAAATCGCGGCGTCCGCGATCAGATCGAGGCTTGCCGAACTGTCAGGCGTAAGAAAACCTTTGGGCTCCGGGGCGCCCTGGGCGCGCAGTTCGGAAAGGAATCCGTCACGGCCATCCGAATAGGCGGCGTCGAGAATCCCGCGAAAGTCATCGCGCGCGCCTTGCGGCCATGAAAGGCTCAAGGTGTGGAAATCGGCAACGTCGATCGTGGACAGCTTCGATATGGCCTCGGAGATCAGAGCGTCACGAGTAGGCAACAAGACGGAGAGGCCGCTTTGTTCCCTGGAATCCATCAATTCGCCCAAAGCCTTCACATTAACCTTGCGCTCAAACTCAGTCGGCTCGCGTCCGACCTCCAGGCCATCCCAGTTATAAACCTTCCGAGCCACGCTCAAGGGGAATGTTTTGCCGCCGCCATCCGAGGCCGCCGCGCGTGATCCGGAGAGAATCAGAGCAACCGAAGCAGCAGCAGCAGCAGCAGCAGCAGAGGACTGCGCCGCGATCATATCGGGGGTAACCGGGATTCTGTCCACGGGCCGCAGGTAGTAATCGCCGTCCGCAAGCGGAGTCATGCCGAGCACGGCGCGAAACTCGTTGAGCGTCAGGCCGCCCACCCTGAAATCTTCCCTCGCGCGCATCGAGCGCTCGCTCATCGATTCTTGCAAGGCGATCACCTGCGACATATCCCAGTTGAGCCGCACGGCATCCATCCTAATTGATTCTTCCTTCTCGAATTCAAGGAGCAGAGACCAGGTAAGGCGAAGCCTCATCCGCTTGAAAGTGGGCGACATCTTGTTAGCCCAAAATTCTTTCTGCGCCTGCTCGGCCGACGCGCGCTGATTGATGTACATCAGCCCGACGTAGGCCGAAACCAGCAGCGGCGGGACGCCGAACACTCCACAAATCCTCGCCTCATTCTGTGCGCGCAATGCCCCGCCCTCGATCTCCGAAAGATTCGCGCCGATCTTTTCATACTCGGCATTTTCATCGAAGACAGCCGGCCCACCGTGATAGCGTGCGCCAGAGCCGTAACGCCTCATCCAGCGCTGCCTGATGCCTTCCGCCTCTTCGTCCTTCAAACTGCGCCCTTTGATCTTGATAATCCCGCTCGGGACGCCGGAGTTTTTGAAGAAAGAGCGGACAAACGCGGTCTGCATCGCATCGGCTTCGACTGAGCCGAGAGCAACTCGGAGCGGCGCGAGCGGAAGCCATGGGCATTGGGGATCACGCCTCAAACTGTAGAACACGTCACGGGGCTTAAGGTGGACTTCCTGGCCATAATCACGCCAAATCCATCCCTCCATATACTTTTCGGGATAAACGACGTGCGCAGGCAGAATACAGGCCGGATCGAGGGGCCACAGCGCGATGGCCTGCCCTCGATTGTCGCGCTCGATCTCCGCGAAGAATTCTCCGCAAACCTCTTCACTCGCGAGCCACGCGCCCAGAAATTCAGCCAACGTCATCTCAGGGTTGGGCCTCATCATCAGGCGCCGCAGAGGGTGACCGGCTTCGGCCTGCCACGGTTTCTGGGGAGACGGACGCCGCTCAACGATCAAATCCGGGTCCTGAGCGGCCTCGATGATCTTCTGAACGCATGCAAAGGCGAGGTCTGATTCCCTGCTCCACACAAAGAGCTTCGTTTTATCGAAGCGCGGGAACGGGTCCAGGCCGTGAAGGCCGACGCGCTGTTTCTCAAAGAGCGATTTCAGCCAATACGAATCGCCGCGCGAGCCGTTCCCCCACGCCGAGGCGCCGCGCCCAAATCCCGATTTGATCCAGTCCCAAAGTCTCACACGTATACTCCTTTGCTCGACGATTCGGCCCACATGCAGGCATACCTCATGGCGTCACAGCATCTCTGACAGGCGCCAGGTAACGAAAGGATTTGCTTGCCTGCCTGCTGCTTGCCTGCCTGCTGCTGCCCAAACTTCAGGCTAATGTTTGCACTTATAAGATTGTAGAAAGGCTGGCTACTTGCGACGGCCTCTAAGGTAACCGCATGCACGAGAGCAATGTCGACGGCCCTTTCTATATTCGGAGGGACGACGCGTGAAGAGAACGCCACAAGAAGGGCAAGAATATTCCTCGCGTTTTCGATGATCGTTCCCTTTTCAGGCAGGAGAGCAGAAACGCGAGCGGGCATATTTGTTAATGGCGTAAGTAGCTCCACACACGGCGCACACTCTCTGCTCGTCATCAAGGCCCGCCTGACGCCGCCACGCAGACTTACATGGATTCGAGCAAAAACGAGATTTAGCCCGACTCGAAACCACCTCATAAGTAGCATTACATTGCTCACAAACAAGCGTAACCTTGGAAAGGTTACCGAAAACTTGGCGGGCATGCTCACGATGCCATTCACGGCCAACATCCGAGGAATGCCAGGCGGCGGCTTTCGCAAGGCGCCTTGCGGCAATACCTTTCTCGCAATTCTTCCAAGAGATGGCAGACCTCTGTCTTGAAGTCGGAACGTGACAATCGTGGTGGGCCTCTGAAGAAAGCGCGATGAGGTTGTCAATGCTGTTATTGAGCGGGTTTTCATCAATGTGATGAACTTGCCAGCCAGCAGGAATAGGACCGTGATGGTAAATCCAGATGTCGCGGTGTAAGGAAGTATACCCTTTCTTACGGTCTGCAATGCCAGCGCGAAAGTAATTACGGTCGCCGGAATTTTTGGCGTAAGGATAGCGGCGATAAATAACACCATTGAACCTAACGCGCTCAATCTTAGGTGACTTAGAAGGCAATGAAATAATATCCATTGCTTAACATTATAACTCAATGCATCCATAAGATAAATAACAAATGTTATACAAAAACCCCTTCTGACTGTCTCTCCACGAACATGCAGGCATAGCGAAGGGCGTCCATCGAATGGTTATCCTTCGCGATGGGCAAATCTTTACGCTGATCCCAACAATATCCCTCGATCTCGTCTTCGCAGCAGGTCGGAAGTTTGCGGTCGACCAAATCCGAATCACGCTCAACGAGCGAATCACGCATCAGGAAAATTCGCGCTCGACCGTCGCCCGCGACCTTCATTCGAGAGGCCACAGCCTGGATGCCATCAGAAATCGTTTTGACCGCGGGGATAGTCCCCAGGCCCAAATGTCGCTCCAAAGTCGCCCGGTCTTCGGCGTCGTGATCGCAGACGACCGCCACCGGGCGGGGTTCTCCGGCCATCGCGTCGAGGATGCCCCTCGCGTGGTCTTCGACGAGGCGCCGGGTCTGGTAGATCTCCCGGTAGCGGTACATCCGGCCGTCGTGGTCGAGGGCCCAGAACTGAGCAACAAATGGGTTTGTGTACCCGAAATCTACAGACAGGATGCGCGGCCAATCGGCGGGAATCTCAAACCGGTCAACCAGGTGTACGGCAGGATTCCAGACGTCGCCGTAAACCATCCCTTCGGCCATCGCCCAGAGACCCTTGAGCAGCCGCAGACGCCTGACGCCAGTCAGGTTTTCGAGCTTCGCGATATATCCGCGCCCAACATCAGTCCATTCCCCGGAGACGCGATCAAAAAGCGTGGGATTGTCTTCGTGGACGCTCGGCAGCAGCAGCACGGCGCCCCGATCGGCGCGGACCTTGAGCCAGTGACTCGGGCTTGACGGGTTACAATCCGCCGTCAATTGCTGGTATGGGAGAACGAAATTGCGGAGGCGGGTAGTAAGATTCTCCCAGTCAGTTTCTGTTAGTTCCGTCGCCTCCTGGACGAAGACCGTATCGAACTCAGTACTCATTATCCGGTCGGGATTGTCCATCCCGGCAACCACGATCTCTGAGCCATTCGGGTATTCGTACACCTGGCGATAGCGGCGCTTCGAGTTGCCCTTGATCCTCGAAGTCGGCGGCAACACCTTCTCCTCGAATGTCACCAGGCCCGATTCGCTCAAACTCGCCCGCGTTTTGCGCGTGATCAGATGGCGCGAGCCGGGGTACTTCGTCGCGCGCAAATGCATCAATTCAAGCAGCGCGCGCGATTTGCCCGTTCCCGCCGCCCCGCTCAAAAGCACCTCCGACGCCCGCGAATAGAAAGCGCTCCGCGCCGCCCCAATCGGTTCGTATGGCCGGTTTTCCGCCGAGGTAGAAACGGCGGCGGATGCAATCACGATGGACATCAGAAGAGAAAACACGAAGCGCATTGCTTGCTTGCTGCTTGCTTGCTGCTTGCTTGCTGCAGCAGCTTTACACCTGGTGTAAAGCTGCAAATCAGAAGCGGACGCCAATCCCGGCGCTATATCTTTGCGTCGCCGGAGACAAAAGCCCTTCAGTCCTAATCCAATCGACTACTACCGGGCGGATAAAGACATGCCCGAAGTTCAGATCAACTCCCAGGCCGTAAGCTCGAGTAAAAACCCGGTCGCCGCCATACGAGGTACGGTAGCCGAACAGCGCGCGCCCGAACGGAGAAACAAATCCTCTAGCGAGGTCAATCGAGAACTGAGGCCCGCCGCTGTAAGTGTCGAGCGGCGCAGTTGCGCTCAGATTCGCCCTGTTGAACTGGAACACGCCGCCCAGGCGAATGCCCGATCTCTTGAACACGCGGGCGTCAAGCTCCGCCGTCAATCCTTGCTGGTACTCAGTCGAAAAAAGGTCGTAATATTCCGAGTTGGAGAATGCGACGCTCACCTTAACCCGATCAGGCGAGCCAGCAGCAGCCGCTTTTTCCTGCGCCTGACAAAAGCAGCAGCAGGCAAGCAAGCAGGCAATCAGCCCCGAAACGCGAGCAAAACCAGTAACCATAATTCCTTTCCCTTTCGATTCTTCCTGAACCTCCAACCAGTCCCCGAGCTTCACATAAAGAACGAGGTCATAACCACCAGGACTATCAAGAACCATCTGCCGGCGAAGCCAGCGCGCGACACGAACCACAACCAGGCGATGAATGGCATTGAGCCGGGGCAGCCGGCGTGCCCATTTTCTGTTGAGTGGAAACATAACCTCCCCTTCCGGTTGAAGCGTGAAAAACAAAAAGGCGGCAAAATCTGCTCATTACAGACTTGCCGCCTCTACTAATCTCTCCGGCGCGGAGCTACGAATTGTGCGACCTCATCCGGTACCCGACCATGCAATAAGGTCAGGTAAAGAGTACCACGAAATAACTCAGAATCAAGAAGAAAGCTCAGATTTTGCCTCGGTCCGAAGGAGGACCGTTCGCGGTTTGCCTCGCTTGTCAAGCGTGATGATGATGGTGATCTGCCGCAGGTCCGGCTGCTTTTCCATCAGGGGTTCGAGACGGCCCAGTTTGCTGGCGATCAGATCAAGGAGTGACGTGAGACGGGCGGGGATATTCAACAAGGGGCGGGTGGCGGCGGCATTGCTGCTGTTGCTGCCATTAACAGAGGGTTGAATTTCTTTGTGGGAGTCCATGGGCGAAGAATAGCATAGGAAAACCGATAGAGGCGCGGGAAAAAGAAAAAGGGCGGCGTGACTTGGAACAATGTGTCCTTGCGGCGTCGCGACGGCGCATCTGATTTCTTACTATACCGCGGCGCCGCAAGGA